GGGATATAGGTTGGGATCAGTGGATGTTGGCGAGAGCCTGTTCCACCATCGTGTCCCACTCTTCGTCGGTCATCAGCTCAGCGCGCAACTTTGCGTTCTCATTCTCGAGCTTCCACACACGGTTCCTAAGAGTGTAGGAGGTGTGCTTCTGCTCTTCGTGAGCGACAGCAAAGAAGATGCTGAGGATGGTAACGAGGATAAGGGCGATGTAGAGCATGGTCTTTCCTTTCGTAGGATCTTCGTTATACACCCGGTTTTCCCCGCGAAAGCCTATATCCCAGGTTCGGGATATAGGTGAAGGTCAATTCTTCAGGTTGTAGATTTCCTTCTCAGCGTCGTGGAGTGCGTCCAGAAGAGCGCAGATCTCGCTGTTGTTCTTGGTGAGCTCGGTCTCCAGTTCATTGCTGTTTCGCTCAGCGGCGAGGTACAAGAACTGGGCCATGAGCCACAGAGCCAGGAGAACCGCGTTCGAGATGGAGAGCGCGATAACGGCAGTGAGCATGGGTGTGTCCTTTCAGAGTAGGGTCTTCAATATACCCTGAGATTTCCTCGCGTAGGCAAAAAAGATAAGCCTAGATCCCATGGCGGGATCTTTGGCTGGAAGGTGGTAGGATCAGAAGTTCCAGGTCTTCTTCTTGCCAACCATCTCGGCGACAATCAGCAGGGTGCCGATAACGACGAAGGGGGCGATGACAAGAGCGAGGAGGGTGGTCATTGTGGTTCCTTTCTAAGGGTCTTCAATATACGGTGTGTTATTTCTGCGACTCCTGTGACGGGTGTGACTAAGCAAAAAAGATAAGCCTAGATCCCATGGCGGGATCTAGTACTGTGTCAGAGGTAGTAGTGGTCGTACTGCTCAGAGCTCAGTCCAGTAGCAGCAAGCTCCTCGGCGTAGTCGAGGGCGGCCTGTGCAGCGGCGGGAGAGAGGTTCATGAGAGTGTCCTTTCTATGACGGGTTTCAATATAGAGCCCGTTTTTTACGCGAAAAAAAAAGATAAGCCCAGCCCCCCATGCGTATAGCACAGGGGGCCAGGCGAATCTCAGAAGGGTTTAACCTTCATGATCAAACCAAACGCCTTCGAGCTGACGACTGCAAGTCGCTCGTACTGGAGGACGGCTACGATACCTGCCAGAGAGGTAGCTGCACCTAGAATTGCATCTTTGCTGAGCTTCTTGCTCTCACCAAGGGCTTTGGCTTTTGCAAGAGTCTCGACATTTCGAGCAATTGTGGTGTAGTCCTCACTAGAGGGATCGTGAAGCTCGGCCTCCTTCAGAGCAGCTTCAATTGTCTGCTGAATGGGGTCAGGGTTCTTCATGGATGGGCTCCTTTCTAGGGGTTCATTATACCGCAGGTTTTTCTCGCTTAGACCTGCTTGACGTCCAGCGTCACCTTCCCATTACGGAGCATCTCGGCGACACCCTGGTCGAAGGTGGCGTGGATACCCTGGTCCTCAGACACATGAAGGGCTCCAGAGGGCTGGGTGCCCTGGTACTTGTTGGAGCTCACGCCGAGAAGCACACCCAGGAAGGTGTCGACAGCCGCGATAGTTCCAGCGACCTCGGTCGGGGCCGGGAGGTGCCAGAGTGCGGCGAGGGTGACGTAGAGAGCACTGGTAGCGGGAAGACAGACCAGCGCAACCCACTTCAGGATGTCATACGTCTTGTTGTGCATCGATTCTCCTTGCTTGAGATGCTTAGCCATTTTCTTTCTTCCTCCTAGCGGGAGGTCTTGGGGTAGGGACCACGGGGAGCCGTTTAACTTCGTCGACAATTCTCTCAGCAAGACCGTTACCGCCGAATTCCAAGTAGGGATCAACGAGGTACTTCATGAAGTCCTCGTACTCGTCAAGGGTCAAGAACCCTCGGTGGATATAGGTCTTTCCGACATAGACGATACGGTCGTGTGCCATCCCCAGGAGCAGACGAGTGTTTGCCGAACTCTTCTCTCGCCGCTTCTGAAGGTATGCCCAGAACCCAGTGGAACTGAATATACCCAGGAATACAGCGACAGTGAGATCCAAGAATGGACTGAAACCGAAGTGCGTCATTTTAACCGATCAAGAAATATGGACGAATACCGAATCCGTAATTAATAGGGGCGGTTGAGACCTCACCGTTGGCCTTGAGATATACAGCGGTACTCTGGTGGGAACGATCACGGAGCCAGTACTCATAACCCGGGAAGATCATGGTGTGATTCTTCTCGAACGCCGAGAGCTGACCAAGGTTGAGAGCGTTGCCCTCAGGACCGGCGCCCATCAGTCGACGACCGAACACCATGGTCTCGTCAAGGAGCATGGCGTATGAGCTGTACCAGGTGTACGAGATAACCGTTCCTTCAGTGCGGATACCCTGAGAGACTCGAGTCCAGCCCTTCATGAGGTTGTCTCCGAATACAGACCGGGCCATTCGCTCAGCCTGAGCAAGCCCAGACTTATTGATCGTGTGATCCAGATAAGAGCCCGTGAATGGGTTGGTCTCATGAAGAGGCGCACTGTAGAGAGCCTTGTCGGGGACGACAACCACATGGTGCTGCTGGATGGGAGTACCACCAACACCGTAGAAGTAGTTGAATGCGGCAATACGCCAGTTAACACCAGCGTACGTCCAGTAATCACCGAGGTACATACCACTGAAAGTACCATTGCGGATGCTCGACATGTAGTTCGAGACACTCGTACCGAGAGAGGCGCCACGATACATAGAGTTGTGCTGAGCGAAGTGGCTGATATTAGCCATATCATACATAGTCGACGAGACACTAAGCTTCGACGATACGTTTGTAACGCTGGACTCGATCTGCCCTGCCCGAGACTCAAGCTGTGAGATCTTGGTGTTCTGGGCGTTATCGCTTGCCTTGAGGTTGGCCACATCCGTCGAAGTGTTCCCACCGGCATTCTGTAGAGCGTCTCGAACTGTCTGAAACCAGTTATTGAACTCACCCTGGAGCTTGGCCTGGAGGGAGTTGAGGTTGATCGTGCTTACCGGTCCACTCACATACGGAGTAAGGCTGGATCCCACGAAGTTTGTGATCGACTCTGCGCCAATGGCTCGAGCGTTCTTTACGACTCGGATGTTCGCAAGGATCATGTACTTCTTCTCCCCGTCGCTCGGGATGAGCGGGGGGTTCGGAGTAGCTGAGGCGGTACCCTTGATGATCTCAAGCTTGGCACCTCGAACCGCCTTGGAAATATCGACGGACAGAACAACCGAGTCAATACGGTCCAGAGTAGCGTTGGCAGCCTGGACGGCAAGTGTCTCGTCACCGGTATTCTCAACCCAGCGACGGTTCAACCAAGCCTTTCCGGATCCGACGAAGATGTTCATACTGTTCGCAACCGGGCGAACAAAGAACTTGTCCCCTACATTCGGGAACACTCCGTCAGAAATGATTCCGTCGAACAGGGACCCGAACTGGTCTGCGTCGTATACCCGGTCACCGTTTACTGAGTTGTAGAACCCACTATTGATAGGCATAGATTAACCCCTTTCTCGAGGCTCGATAATCTCGCCCGGACCCTTACGAGCGAAGTCAATACGGAAGCTGTCACCATTCCACTTGCCTCGAGAGGTCATGGAGATGGTAGGGACCTGAGAGAAGCCATCAGCGGACCAGGATTCTGTCATCTCGGTGAGCTGTGCTTCAATAGGTCTTGAGTTACGCCCGGTGGGGACATAGTAGAAAATATCCCCGACATCGAACCCGGTTCGGAACTGGATATTCGAGAAGCTATCGATCTTACCCGAGACCATCTCCACCGGTGAGTACTTGGGGAACATGGCGTCCAGAACCCAGAAGGGATACCAGATCTCGCTCAGAGATCGAATATGCTGCTTCTGAAGATCAGTCAGCTTGTTCCAGTCCTCAACCTTGTACGGCTTGTGGACCTGGGTATTGTCCCACAAGACCTCACGTCGGTCGACTGGATTCTCGGATCGAATCGTGTGCTCTCGAGTGTGGGTCGATCCATCTGCAACCCACTGAAGATCCACATCGCCACTATCCCAGATCTCGTAGATCGTGCTCTTTACGTCGACAATACTCTGGACAGACTCGAAGTCGCTGAAGTTGTCGTTCGCCTCAGACAGGGTGATCGTCTCAACGAGGTGCGGGGCATTAAGATATGTGTGATATCCACCCTTCTCTAGCTTGACTCGATAGAACATCGAGTAGCCATTCGGCTTGCAGGCTGAGATCACATTCCGGAACATCTCTACCGCAGGGTTGCGATCGTAGATGATCCACTTGCCATCCTGGAGCTTGTTACCGGTGTCGTTGACATATGCCAGCTGAGTGACCTGGTCATTCCGGTGGAAGTGGAAGTTCGGAAGCTTACGATTCGGTTCAGCATTATCTCCGAAGTGTCGGTGAGCGATTCTCTCGGCGAAACCCTGGGCATCAAATCTACCCTGAGCATCAGGAACGACCCAACTACGATGTAGCTGAACCCTCCACTCGTACAGACTCTCGAGAGATCGTCCAGTATACTTGTGGAGGTACACACGGTTATCGATCTGCTTGATGTCTACAGTCTCGATGACCATGACGTACTCGGTATCATCCCTTGTGAGGAAGTTACCAAGTCCATACTCAGGATACGAGGATGTAGAATATACCTGTAGCTCGAACTGCCCGTACTCGTAAGCACGCTCAGTCCAGTTCAGCGAGATGAACGTGCTTGGAATCTCGCGCTTATCATCGAAGTTATCTTTTTTCGTGTAGAATAAGTGCATCAGATTCCTCGATAAAGGCTTTCGTACTCGATAGACACACCAAGGTCCTCGCTGCCGCCAGAATACTGCAACGACAGTGTATTGATACCTGGGTGCATATTGATCCATTCGCTCCCGGGAGCCAGAACACCGGTGATGAAAGAAGACCTACCACCAGCGTGGTGGACGATAGACTTCTTTCCTGGACGGGTATCCACCACAAGCTTCTCGCCAGCGTAGAACTGCCCAGCCCTCGAGATAGACATGGTCTCGTCGAAGGTGGTGTTCGAGATAATGAGGTTCCCAACTGTTCCGAAGAAAGTGAATGTGATAGTAACGCCCGCGGGGGCATCTCCGTGGTACCGGATGTCCTTACCAGTGGAGTTAGTCATGTCGCCGAAGATAAGCTTGTGGTTGCCCTCGGAGAAGAACGGGAACTCGAATTGTGGAACGGTGTCGTTGAACCCAACGACCTTCTGAATCTGAGCGGAAGAAGCCTTCCAATACGGGTCAAGCCCGATCAAGGATACCTGGACTTCCTGACGCTCTGCGAAGATGTTCGGCTCAACGGATTCCACGATGAAGTCAGACTTAGCGCTGACCCAGTCGGTGATCACCTCGAGGGAGATGGTCTCTGATACTCCGAAGTACTTGTAGAGCTTCCTCCGGAGCTGCTGGATGTCCTCCCCCCAGGGGATCAGAGTCAGCACAACATTGCGTGTACCAACCCTGACCCCCTTGAGGAAGGCGCCATCAATCAAGGCATATCGATCCATACTGAGATCGGCCTTGACGGGTCCCAGACCAGTAATCTCCTTGATCGCGATCCCCGACGTGTAGGGGTCACGGATGTCGATAGTAAGTCGTTCCCCCGACTTAGTCGTGGACGAGATCTCTGAGATCATAGTGTCAACTTGTCCTTTGCCATTGCCAGCTGCGTGTTGGTGTTGCGGTAGATAGTAGCCGCGTCCAGCGCCTCTGGCGAGTTGTTGGTCTGGTTGAACGTGATGTTTGTAACACCATTTTGACTCTTCGTGTCAGAAGTGTCAACTGCGATCGGAGCAGCCGGTCGAGCGCTATTAGCGATGCTCGCGGTGACTCCAACGGCGGGAATAAGTCCTCCGATACCTCCAGCCTGCTTCTTAAGCTCCTCAAGATCGAGGATAGGTTTGATCTCGGGCTGGAAGGACGGGTCTTCCTCGATGAGGTCGTTGACTCCATCAAGGGCTTTGTCCAAGGCATTGTAGGCGGCCTTACCGAGACCAGTGCTGGCCTCAGCGATGTTCTGATGCTCGTCACGGATACCGATAGCGAGTCCCTCGCCCATGTACCCACCGATCTCCTTCATAACTCGAGAAGGTGAGTGAATACCGAGCGCGTTCTTCAGCTTCGAGATACCATTCTTGGCACCCTGAACAAGCTGAGAACCGATCTTCCAAGCCTTACCGGCAATACCACCAGTCACACCATCGATGATGGCCCAACCGATCTCGAGACCGACCTGACGGAACTGGGCCGAGTACTTGGTGATCGCATCTCGGACGCCTCGCAGGAGCTGGAGGACAGTCCAGAGACCCTTATCGATAATCTTCGGACCATTCCTAGCAATCCCGTCAAGGAAGTTGATGATGACGTTCGTAGCTGCGTCAATCACCTTACCAATGTTATCGGCAATACCGTTCAGGAAGTTCGCCAGGATCTCAGCGCCCTTAGCTCCGAACTCGTAGGCGTGGTTCGAAAGCTCAGTGAGTAGTGCCTGGATAAGAATAAACAATGCTGCAACAACACCGGGGATGTTTACGTTGATGGCGTAGATAAGTGCCCCAATGAGCTGACCCATAGCTACAGCCAGCTCCGGAGCCTTGGCTCCGAGGGTGATGATGAAGTTGGCAATGGCATTAGCTAGGTCAATCGCCAGCTGGGGTAGAATGGCGCCGAGCTGCTTGAGCCCCTCGGTCAGTACCAGGAATGCTGCGGCACCGGTAGTGGCACAGATACCCAGAACAGCAGCAAAGGCCGCCATACCAATCGAGATCGGTAGAAGCGCCAGACCAATAGCCAGTAGTGCAGCGGTCAATAGCACCAGTCCGACCGCGACTGTCTGAGCAACAGCAGAGGCAATCAGAAGTACCGCGAATCCACCAGCAAGAGCCACAAGACCGATTGCCAACTCGCCCCATGAGATGGTCGACAGCTGCTTGAGAGCTCCGGCCAACAGGATGAACGAGACCGAGGCGATACCCAGTGCAACGGCACCATTTTGAAATGCGCTGGCTGCAGCCATAGACGCAGCGAGAATGCCTAGACCAATTGCCAGACTGATTAATCCCTTGGCTAGCGTGGCTACATCCATACTACCGAGCACGTATACCGCGCCGACTAGTGTGGTAACCGCAACGGCCATTGCTAGCATGGCTGCCGCACCTCGAGCGTTTGACCTACCGGCAATTACTAGGGCAGCCGATAGTGCTGCAATCATCACACCGAGAGCAAGTACGCCTTGAATGAGTTTACCAGTATCCATAGTTCCAAGCATCCAGATAGCAGATACTAGGATGTTACAGGATACGGCTAGAGACAGGAGTACCAGAGCACCCTTGCCCATGTACGGGTTCTTACTGACCGTAGTCATGAAACCGGCAAGTGTCGCGACCAAGAAGTCTAGAGCGATTACCCCCTGAATAGCCTTCCCGGTATCCATTGACCCAAGCATATAGATTGCTCCGGCTAGGATGACACACGCTACCGAAAGAGCCAGAAGGATACTAGCGCCTCGCTCAACGCCCTTTAGATGGGTGGTCTTAATGAGGAACTGGCTTAATAGCTCAAGCAAGAACTTCATAGCAACCATGCCCACTACCGCGCCCTTTACGTCCATCCCCGATAGGATTCGAACGGCGGTGGCCATGAGAATCATAGCGGCACCAAGAGCAATAAGCATTGTCACAATGAGAAGGGTGCTCTTCTTGAAGGCGATCAGCTTGGTCAGCGTCTGCATCATATCTTCAATCAGGCTGAACAAGTATTTCATTGCAGCAAGAGTGATGAAAAGTTTCGGCGCCGGTACGAGAGACATCAGGATCAGAGCGCCAGCCAATACTCCAAGAGCAATAGCAATCGTCAGAAGAGCCTTAGCTTTTACCTTCTGCTCAAACGCCTCGAGTACTCCTCCGAGTTTATCGAACACATCGCCGAGCTTATCAGCCACGTTTCCAATCTTATCGAAGTTCTTCTTGAAGGAGTTGATCCATCGAGTGAATGCGATAAGCACTCCACCACCGATAGCTCCGACAAGAATCTTCCCCATGTCATAGGACTTGAGATTGTCATTCGCATTTCCAAGAGCTTCACCAACAGCGCCGAATGCGTTCTTAACCGCATCCTTAACCTTAGGCGCGAACGTCTCGGTAACGAAGTCCTTGAACTCCTGGAACTTCTGTTTAATTGTGTCAAACAGCTCAGGAAGGTGAACCGCTCTAGCGACCTGCTTGATGTCCTCAAACCACTTCTTAAGGAAGTTCTCCTTGGCTGCCTGACCGGTTTCCTTAGCTGCCTGAGCAGCTGCCGAGCCTACGCCTGAGACAGCACTAGCCGCTTCTTTAGCCTTCTCCTTTACCGCAGAGTGACCATTGACCCACTCCTGGAAAGCGAGTGCGACCTCCTTGATCTTTCCACCGATATCGGAGAAAGACTTACCAAGGTGGTCCCAAACACTGCTATTTTGAACCGCGTTCCACGCTTCGACAATCGCATCCTTGAGCTCGATGAGCTTTTCCTTCAGCCACTGAACTTTCTCGGAAATCTTGAGCTTTTGTCCGAGCTCGTCGAATTTCGCACCGAGGGAAGCGATGATTGCCTCAGACGAGGTAATACCATTGAAGTCGAAGCCCTTGAAGTAGTCAGAGAGCGCTGACTTTCCAGAGAGAAGCTTAGTCTTCAGCTTATCGCCGACGCTCTGACCGAACTCATGGAGCTTAGTCTTAGCAGTGTCGATTCCGCTCTTGATCGAATCTATTGCGGCTGTGAATTCTCGACCAACTACCGAGTTCTTAAGGGCGTCTTTGACGAGACCAAACTTAGAGGCTAGTCCCTTGAGGCTGTTCCCTAGGTTTGTGACCTTAGATCCGAAATCGAGCCATATGATAAAGCTGTGGATAGCATCCACTACCCACTTAATAGCTTTACCGACTAGATCGATTGGTGGTAGAAGTAGCTTGAGTATCTTTCCGCCGAGGTCCAGCTTCGTGAACCACTGGTCAAACCAGTAGATCGCCTTACCAAGGACCTTAGTGATTTGGAAGACACCAGAGTTAATACCTGCGAATGCCGGGAACAGTGCGCTAATGATATGCGAGGCAACCGTGAAGATTACCTGGGCGACCTCTCCGATGATGGTGGCGAAGATGTGGAATACTGAGAACAGTCCAGTAAAAGTCCATTCCAGCTTATCCGCAAAGTTATTAGTGATGATAAGCTTTGATGTGAAGTCAGCAAAGGCTTTCGTAATTCGAACCAGACCCTCAGCAGAGGCATTCATGAATACCCTACGGAAGGCGGTTCCAATCTGCCCAAGAACCTTGATGATGGCCTGGAAGATGTTGGCCAGACCTTGAACTAGTGCAGATCGACCACCAAGATCCTTCCACATCTGAAGGAACCCATTTCGAGCGTCAGCGCTATCCTTGATTAACGAGCCAAGCCAGTCACTGATAGCTGTGAATAGGTCAGTGGCCTCTTCGAAGTCACCAAACAGAATCTCGAAGGTCTCGGCCCATCCAGAACCGATAGCTTCCTTGGTGGTGTCGATCAGCTGGCTGAATGTTCGAACCTTAGTGGCCGCGTCGAATGCACCCTGAGCGAACTGCTTCATCTTGTGGGCCTGCTCTTCCGAGTAGCCCATCTCAACCAACTGAGCCTCAGACAGGTCGTTCGTGAGTGCGGTCAAGGTCTGAGTCATAACCTGAGCGGTCAACCAGTCTTCCTGGAGAGACTCTCGGAAGCTACCCTTCTTAGCAATAGCCTCGTCGACTCCGGTACCCATCATTCGAGCGGTCTCGATCAGGGCGTTTCGGAACGACTCACCACCCATACCAGCGTTAACAAGCGAGTTCCAGTCCTGAAGGTGAACCACGCCTGCCGAGATGGCCTGAGAAAGCTGCGTGTATGCTGTCGACGCCTGCTGGGCCGTTGAACCCGAAGCGGCAGCGAGGTTAGATAGACCCTTAATCGATGCCACCGAGGTGTTCAGATCAACACCGGCGGCAGTGAACAGACCGATGGCGTTCGTCATGTCGCTGAAGCTATAGACGGTCTTGTCGGCATAGGTATTCAGCTCGGCAAGGGAGGTCTTAACCTCGGCAAGGGAGGTTCCCTTCTCAGCGGTGTTGGCCATAATGGTCTGAATCGATCTCATTTTGAGCTCGTACTCATTAAAGCCATCTTTAATGGTCTGGACAAACCCGCTAATGATCGATCGACCAGCATTCAGAGCCGCAACACCGATTCCGCCAAACGCAGTGACAGCAAGCCCCTGCATAACGGTCATGTTCTTGCCGATTTCTAGGGCCTTGTTCGCCAGGTCACCAAGAGTGGTGTTCTTAGCGATCTCGCCGACTCGTGCAAGACCGTCTGCAGCCCCCTGCATCTTCAAGGATTCCTTGAGCTTGTCCATACTGGACGCGGATTCCTTCATAGCAGACAGGAACTGCTTATTATTCATCTTGAGCGAGACTACCCGCTCGTCAATAGTAGCCACTACTTAGTGACCTCCTTCCAGGCCTTCTTTGTAATCTTGTCGAACACCGGCCTGATAGCGGGGTTGATGTAGTCTCGACCAACAACATACCCGCCATTGCGAGTGCCGTGGCCATATTGCAAGATGACGGCGATGTTTACGCCGTTATTAACGTGCGAGTTTGTCCAGGTGATCTTCCAGCTATTGCCGGTTCTCGTGACTTCGTAGTTCCAGCTAGCAGCTGTCTCGCCCGACCTGGAGGGGGTCGCTGACTTTAATGCAGTAACCCCCTCCCTGCCGAACTGATTCATGATCAGAGCCAGGTCTAACTTCGTCATCTTGTCAAACCAATTCCTGGTGAGTTTCCAGTCTCCCTGACTCTCGATCGTAATCATGATTTCTCCTAGACTAGAGATTCGGAGTAGATGTTGGCCACTCCAGAGACCATGCATCCGATAGCACCCTTAGCTAGGCCCTGATCGTATGCATCTCGAGTGGGGCAGATGTGAGCCCATACTGGCTTACCGAGTGCGAGGGTCCGTCGCCAGACTTCGTCACTCGCCTCCCAAGACATACCCACATAGTCCCAGGGCTTGTGCCACTCGTTGATGCGTCCGTCAGTAACCTGATCAGGATATGAGTATCCCCAGCACTTCCATCCGTCGGCCTTCCACTGCCCAGCGAGCCAGCCCGCGTCAATGGAGAACTTCCAGATGATCCGACCATGCGCATCAGACGGGAAGAACTTCTTGAGTTCCTGCCACTCAGCTGCCGAGTACTTCGGGTCCAGTACTGTGATATGACTAGACCCATAAGCGGCAAAGTACTCCTCGACAGTCATGAATGGTTCGCCGATGGTGGTGTACTTCTGGATCTCCGCCCATGTCATCTCGGTGACGGGGGTATTCGGGGCCGTCTTGTCAACTCGCTGAAGGGTTCGGTCGTGATTCAGGAACCACACACCATCCTTCGTCTTCTGGCATGAGACCTCCAGAGCCCCCGCTCCATACATTACGGCATTAGTGTACGCACGTATAGAAGCCTCAGGCCAGCTTACCGAGCCACCCCGGTGGGCGATGAGGAATCCACGAGTGATCATCATCGTTCCGATATCCTTGTACCCTCGAGGTACGGCCTTCATAGTAGCCGGGCGCTCTTCCCCGTTCTCGTAGATGAAGACGGGGTTGTCGAGTTTACCCTCGGTGATGGTAACACCAGGAATAACCTTCCGCTCTTCCTCGGGAACCTCGGGAAGGAGATCGACCCAGGCGAAACCATGCGCATTGGTTCCGGTCTTAACCGACTTGGTGATTCCGGCCTCAATAGAGGACCAGGACTCGGTGGTGGATGCTCCGCCCGTCGAGTAATGCCGCTCTTCAGAAGGATCCTGCCAAGGTACTATCGGGGTCTTGCTGTTCCCGTGATACTGGGCAGCCACCAGGTGGATTTGAGTCTGATCCTTGAATACTGGTGAACCAGCAGTCCATGGATTCAGGTGGAAATCCTTGACGCCTCGAAGCAGGAAGCAAAGAGCTCGCTCCCGTGCGGTGGAGGCCGTATCTCCATGAAGCTTTACGTTGTTAGCCTCAGTGGAGTTCGAGATGCGCTTAATAGCAACATACCCGGATCGACCGCTGATATTCTTCTCGTACGAGGAGCCCCATCCCACAGGAGGTCTTGCCGCGGTATTTCCGAACTGCGACGCATAGAACACCACCACAATGTCATCTACTCGAGCCTGCGGGAAAGACATCAGGCCCATCGACCCGCCAACGCCAAGAAGTGCCTGGGTAGCTACAACCTCGATACCTGGCTTAGGTGTCTCGTAGACATTGAAGTTGTGGATTGTGATGTCGTTCGCCGTGCCAGGAACTGCAATAGAGGGAGTCCATAATGGATAGATGTTAGTAGGAAGCTCGAACTCAAACCGGATAGCAGCATTAGCCCCACCGCGGATGTTCCAGGTGGTGATGAAGTCCTGCTTGCCGGTGGTCTTCTTTCCAGCCTCGAACCAGTTGGCTCGCATGGCGATCTGAGTGTCTTGATCTGCTGAGTACGTGATCTCAACAGTCCACTTGCGATCGCCGACGGTATAGGCAGACGACTCGAACGGGGTGGAGCTAGAGCCCTTTCGGAGCAGTCGACCATCCCCTACTCGAGCGCCGTTACCTCCCCACCAGGATCCAATTACTGGGAATACGCTAGCCATTACTTGGCCCGCCTAACAATCACCGTCCCGGACGGAGTCCCAGCAGGCACTGGATCATCAGGTCCGAGGACAATCATCTTCGGGACCTCCGGAATCTTGAGATTATCGACCTTCAGCTTGAGCTTCAGGTATCCCTTGAGCCACGGAATGATCAGCTCACGGATCTCGGCGCCCGGAGGGTTCTCGTAAGGATTACCAACGGGGTGCCACTGACCACCATTTTGAGGATCCTCGACAAGGAAGCCATCGGTGACATAGAGATGACTGATTGCGAGATTATCCGCCTTGTCAAAGACCTTCTGATAGTTCTCCGAAGTGACCGAGTGTACCACTGCCCACCAGCGAGTGGACGGATACGCCTTCATGTGGTCCGGAAGGATCGGTGAAGTAGGATTCTCCTCGAGGAACTTGGCTGCCGTTCCCTCGAACATCATACACACGTCAAAGTCCAGGTCGCACACCTCCTGCGAGATGTTGGATCCGGTATTGATGGCGATCACGAAGTCGATGCCATTCTCTCGACGAATGGTGTCGATCAGGTCCTTGTACCAAGGAATGCGATCCTTACGGGCGTCCCAGCCGTTGATGACCTCGTCGAGGAAGACCCCCTGAACAAGGTCACCATACCACTGCTTAGCGCGCTTCAGCTGCTCAAGGATGTACTCCTTGGTGAACTTAGCAGCATTGGGGATCCCTCGGTTTGCCTCAGCATCAGGATTGATCGCTGCTCCGTACTGAGTCTTGATGTAGAACAGTACCTTCTTGGCTCCAGCACCGAGAGCGAGCTCACCCTGCTTCTGGAAGTCTACCTCCTGAGCCTCCCAGTCGCCGCTATTTCGGTTAAGGATGACGTATCCGAGGTTGTCCCGGAACTTCAGAGTCTGAGCCCACTTGGAGAACTGCCCGGGCTTTCCGTCCTGGTAGTAATCAGGCCAGTAATAGGTTACCGGTGAGTAATACCGGGCACCATTCTTGAAGGGATTTGTCTGGCGGAGTGCGTCTTCGACATCGGCCTTCTCACCGTACGTCTTCGCTGCCTCATCCTTGGTGAGATATCTATCGAGCTGCGGAGTAACCGCATCCTGACCGGCGGGACCACGCTCTCCAGCAGGTCCGGGAGGGCCCTGTGGTCCAGGAGGTCCAGCGGGACCAGCCGCACCATTATCACCCTTTAGTCCTGGTTGCCCATTTGCTCCGGCAGGACCGGCGGGTCCAGGGGGACCTTGGATGCCTTGATCGCCCTTGGGTCCGGGAGGACCAGCGGGACCCCTAGGGCCTTCTGGTCCAGGAACCGGGGTTCCTCCAGCTCCACCACCAGCGGGTCCGGGAGGACCCTGAAGACCCCTAGGACCTTCTGGTCCACGTTCGCCAGCATCTCCCTTCGGTCCGGGAGGGCCCTGGGGGCCAGTAGGACCGGCGGGCCCTCGAGGTCCGACCGGACCAGGAGAACCAGCCCCTCCGCCACCTCCACCGCCGAACGGAAGCGGGGAGATCTCAGATGTGGGTTCAGCGGACATAATGTCAATAGTTTCACCCTGAGTCAGAGCAACGTGCTTGACGATGTCGAACTTAGGGGAATCGATGTAGATGGTGTGGGTCCAGGCGCCAGAGGGGGTTACTCCAGCGCCCGGAGCCAGCACCTCAATGTTGACAGCGCCAGCCTGGTCTGTCCGAACCATGTGCTCGCGCATTGAGACTGCGGCACCTTCGACGGTAGCCGTAGCACCCTTCACGTCAGGAATGATTCGGACAGTAGCCCGACCATTCTCTCCTCCGGGAATAGTTCCCGTTAAAGTACAGTATGGCGCTGCCATTTTGAGCCTCCTACGGCTGTTCGGCCCTGTCGAGCAGGGCGTTCACCTTGGTGTTTGTCTCGGCGCCGTAGACGCCATCGACCTCAGCGCCGACGGCTGCCTGAACGGCCTCGACAGTAGAGTCGTGCGCCTCCTCAGAAGCCTCGCCCCAGATCCCATCCTGCTCAGTACCGACCACGGACTGCGTGAAAGCCACACCGAAGGGGAATGTCTTACCACCCCACTCAGAAGCCGCGGCAAGAGCGTAGCAACGAGAGCGGGTGTTCGGCCCGGCGACGTTGTCGGGGGTCGCCCGGACTGCACGCTGCAGAGCGCGGATGTCGGCAGGGCCAGCGGGAGCAGTGTTGCTGGGAGAATCGGTGTATGCAGGGCGGATCACATAAGCGATCGACTGATTGCGGACACGCCGCCAAACACCGTTCCCAGCAGACTGAGAGCCATAGCTGCCAGACGAGGTGTTGCCCTCGATCGTCTGGAGCGTGCCACCGCCAAGGTTCTTCTCGACGAAGCCCACGTGGTCCGTGCCGCCGCCGTCCCAGTCGTAGATGACGACATCGCCCGGTCGGGCGTCGTAAACCGATACGAAGTAAGCGTCAGGGTGCTGGCGGACCTTGTTGACGGTGTAGTCAGTGTTAAAGGAGAATCCTCCAATAGCGTCAATCTGCCCGCACTCGTCCAGACACATGCTGACGAAGAGCATGCACCACCAAACAGAGTCGGACGGTCCAGCAAGCCACTGCTGACCAGTTCGAGCTGCCCAGTATCGGCCAGCCTCGGATCCGGGCTGAGGGTCGTCTGGTGCATAGTAACCAATCCTCGCTGCGGCTCGAGCGAGTACGTTGTCTGCGACGCTCACTTCATCACCTCAGTAGTCTGGGACACGTGAATGTCCTTGTCTTCCATGGGATCAGTACCGATGTGGGCCTGCGGAGCAAGCGCCTCCTCGGGAATGTCTTCGTGACTGATCATCGTTATCCCTTCGAACCAAGCTTAGCTCGCCTGGCTCTGTTGAGTTCCCGGTTCCGTTCCATAATCTCGGACTGGGACATCTTCTTATCGGGCTGATTCTTTTGGTTACAAACCCGAATGAGTGTGAGTAGTCGGTTAATGTGCCATTTCTCACACTCGAATGGGATCTGGCAAGCAATCATCCAGTAGTAGATCAACTCAGATGACGTGTACTCGCCAGATCCAGACCCATCTCCGGTATCACGGACTGTTGTAGCGGTCATCGTATCGCCCATATAGGCGCTGATACGCTCGACCTCAGATGGAGGGATCCTATCCAAGAGCGACGGGTCATACTCCTCATCAGTGATCATACACTTGATGTAGAGCGCCATCTCCTCAGGTGTAACTTTGTCGTTCCCAATGAGATGCTTGTGGGTGATCGACTCCCATTTTGAAAGCGCGACCAGGTTGTGCTCCAGGTGCAGGATTCCGCCAGGCATGGAGACAAAGGTGCCTGTCTCCTCATCGAACCCGTCGAGATCCGGGATAGAAACTATAAGCATTGCAGGCACCGAGGGCCCAGGAGTCTAGGTCTCTGAGCCCCCGGTGTGGTATATCAGCCTGCGAAGTGTGCCTTGATCTCGTCCGGCAGGAGGAGCTTGGGCTCGAGAGCCCCGCCTCCACCCTGAGCGTCGGAACCGAACAGCTTAGCCTCGAGGGTCTTCAGCTTACCGGCGTCGACGTCCAGAGACGAGATGGTCAGCAGCGAGGTGGGCTTAGCGCCGGACACGTTGACCGGAGTGGTGGACAGCTCCCAAGAGAAGGAGATCGCCTCGGGAGAGTCGTTGACGGTCTTGTAGCCCTTCTCGGAAGGAGAGGCCTTGCAACCGTACAGGACGTGGAGCTTGTAGCCCTTGTCCTGACCAGCCACATCGTCACCGATCTTGGTACGGTAGACGAGACCGAAAGCCAGTCGGTCCTGCTGACCGATCTTAACACCCTTCATCAGAGTGGCAGAACCATCGCACTGCTCGAACTCGTCGGGGTAGGTGTAGGCCTCAATAGTGGCCTTCAGCT